AGCAACCTGAGGGCGATGCAGAAGCTATGAAACAACATCAGGAAAAGATGTTGAAACTACTGGAGGGGTAATGTATTCACTAGAGGGCTTACCAGGAAGTAAGAGAGCACAAATTAATAATGCTAACTTTCCTGCAAAAACTATTGGCATGCGTTTAGAGGATTTAGATCATTTACCAAATCAAATTCCAATGTGGCTTGGTTTAGTAAAGAAACAACTTGTAGTTCGTTCGTTTGGGGAAAAGACTTGTGGTCTTGGGTTGCTACTCCAGGGCAGCCCGGGCCACGGTAAAACAACGATGGCATCTGCTGTAGCACAGGAGCTCATACTGACAGCAGAGTCTTCTGTCTGGGGAAACTCAACTAGCTTTGTAAGAAGACCAGTTATGTTTCTTGATTACCCAAAGCTATTAAGATTACAAAAAATGAGTTGGTCTGAAGATGACGACTCTATTGAATTGCTTATCAAAGGCTTATATGGAGCGTAGTATCAGAGAAGGGAGATAGAAGACGATGGGCTTGAAAATGAATGACTGGCAAGTGTTACAGATCTTTCTGTCAGAGACGGGCGTGCACGAAGTAGAACTAAACTCTGACGGTAAGACTTTACGCTGTAATTGTCCTGGTTCTGAGAGAAGAGCTCAATGCAAACATATGCGGTTTGTTAGAGTTAAGATGAACAGGAATGGTGGAATTTATCCTTGCGATCTTTCTACTCGTGCGTCTAAGCTAGACGCTATTGCCGCAAGTCAAGATCCAAAAGTATTTAGACAACTTCTAATTGATTACGGAAAAATTGAGGTAGTCTAACTTGAAGGGGGGCGATATCTCTAACGGGATTCCTTTGAGAGTAGTGGTAACTTTAGATTGCATTATTGATCGAAAGCCCACTTTCAAACGGGTCCTAGGTGTCCCTGTAGTAGGGGAAGAAGTTTCTTACAATAGACAGGCGCTGTCTTTATTCTGGCGCTTTGCTGACAAATATGGTTATTCCATGGAGCTTGTAGGCTTTGACATGTCTACCAAAGAAATGCAGCAAGTCCAGGAAGATTTAGACAATTTGGGTACTAACCCTTTTAACTATTATCTTAGATATAACGTAGTAGCCGATCTTGTGGCTGAGCTGCCTTACCGCCCTGAACTTGTCGGAGTTGTGGATATACCATCTCGTGCTCTACGATATGGCAGCAAGTTTATAGACCTGGGGGGGAAGATCTAATGGCAGCTGATAATGAACTTCGTCTTCTGTCTAGAGCAATTAGAACACGGGATATATCTCCACTTCTTGAGGCTGGTGTAAAAGGTGACTGGTTCTTTGTAGAAGACAATAGATCAGTATGGAATTTCGTAGTAAATCATTGGACTAAATATCAAGAAGTTCCTACAGCTGTGACTGTAAAAGATAACTTTCCTACATATAACTTACTTGCTGTAGATGATTCACTGGATTATTTATTAGATCAATTAATTGAATATCGTAAACGTCAAAAAACTATTGATGTAGTACAGGCTGCAGCAGAAGCAATTCAAGGCGGAGATCATGATGCAGCTATCGCTGCTATGAGTGTTGGCGTTGCCAAGATTGCAGACGAAGGCATAAAAGATTCTGGTGATATCGATCTTACGGACAATGCATCACAGCGTTTTGATGAGTATCTATCTATCAAGACTAGACCAAACGGTTTGCTTGGTATGGCTACCGGGTTTCCTACAATCGACAAGGCTACTGCCGGATTACAGCCAGGCCAGTTAGTAACAATTATTGCTCCACCAAAGACAGGTAAGTCTGTCCTTGCAATGCAAATTGCAGTTAACGTCCACGAAGATGGTTTCGTACCCATGTTCCAATCATTTGAGATGACTAACATTGAGCAACAACATCGTCACGACGCAATGCGTGCCAAGATTGCACATTCTCGCTTGATTCGTGGATCCTTAAATCAACAAGAAGAAGCTCGATATAGAGCAGCACTTTCAAAGATGGAAAGTATGCACAACTTCTATCTAACTGACGCAGTACCTTCAATGACGGTTACGGGTCTTGCTGCCAAGATTGATAAGCTTCGTCCCAATATAGTATTTGTAGACGGTGTTTACCTTATGTTAGATGAAATCACGGGGGAGATTAACACACCTCAATCTATTACAAATGTCACCCGTAACTTAAAGAAATTAGCAATGTCCAAAGAACTTCCAATGGTTATCTCTACCCAGGTTCTTCTTTGGAAGATGAAGAAGCGCCAAGTTTCGGCGGACGCCATTGGATATTCATCTTCGTTCTACCAGGACTCAGATGTAATCCTTGGTCTACAAAAGCAAGATGAGAATGACGATACATCTAGAGAGTTAAAAATTGTTGCAAGTCGCAACTGCGGGCCAGCATCCACTGACCTGTTATGGGATTGGGAAGAAGGGAAGTTTGAAGAGTATGGATCTCGATTTGGAAACACATCCATTTAACGGCAAACAAAGCTGTAAAGACGCAGACCCTGAACTATTTTTTCCAGATGACGAGGGGATGTACGCAGACTTAGATAAAGCTAAGAGCATCTGCAAAGACTGTCCGCTCACCCTTGATTGCCTTGCATACGCAGTACGCCACCCAGAGTTAGAAGGTGTGTGGGGTGGCACAACATCTAAGGATCGCAAATACCTACGTCGAAGGAGGGTACGTGTCACCACTTGATTTAAGAGATAAAGACAACCCTATACACGTATGTATTTGCGGATCAACTTTATGGAACCTAAAAGTCATGTTCGATGACTATGAGATATCGTTCTACTTCTTAGAAATGGAGTGTGCGGAGTGCGGAGCATTAGCTACAGCGCCTACGCCAATTGATCGTGTGGAGATTTAAATATCTGTTTAAGCGAGCAATAAGCTTTGTAGAGTTCAACACAGGTCTGTGGAGAATTAGAAACTATATCTACACGGTTAAGTGTAGGCGTGGTAATCACGGGTTAGTAGCAGGAGTTCTACTTACAGACGATTACTTGTCTCCAGTAGATCATTATTACTGCATGCATTGCCATAAAGAGTGGAGCGTTGAAGAGTGGGAAGGCCGTAATGTATAGAGAAGGGGATGTAGAACAAGCCCTACTTCGTTTAGGGTTAGACCACAAAGCTCAGCATCGTGATGAACTTACTGGCTGGTGCCCTATGCACTTGGAACGTACCGGCAGAGAAGACTTCAATCCATCCTGGTCTATTAATGTTGAGACCGGTGTCCACCACTGCTTTTCCTGTGGATACAAAGGAACATTACTAACTTTGGTGGCGGAAATACTTGATCTTAAAACTGAGTGGGGACGCTTAGATTTTGATGCTGCTAAAGACTGGCTAAGAGCATCTATCCAAGTAGATCTAGATTTACTTATTAAGCATGTAGAGCAGATGCGTGAGTCATACGTATCTCTTCCTAGACCTGTAGAGATGAGCGAAGCTCGTTTAGCGGTATTTAATAGCGCTCCTGAATGGGCTTTGGCTGCCCGCAAACTAACAGCCACTGCCTGCTATAACTTTGGTGTTTTGTGGAATGATAAACAGGAGTCCTGGATTACCCCCATACGTGACCCTAAAACTAACAAGCTTATGGGTTGGCAAGAAAAGGGTCAGAACTCCAGGCTATTTAGAAACCGTCCTGCCGGCGTACAAAAATCAAAGACTTTATTTGGTCTTGACGTTTGGATGGGCGGAACTATGATTGTAGTTGAGTCTCCTTTAGACGCCGTATATCTCTCTTCATTGAGAATTGGATCTGGTGTTTCAACTTTTGGAGCTTCTGTAAGCTCAGAACAGATCGATCTTATGCGACAGGCGGACAAGTTAATCCTTGCATTTGATAATCCCAAAGTAGATCCGGCTGGTGAGAAAGCATCCCTCGATATGTTTACTAGAATACGGTCATTAGGAATGGAGTGTTCCTTTTTTGCTTACGGTGATAGCGGCAAGAAAGATATAGGGGATATGGCTTTAGAAGAAGTTCAAAATGGCATTAATAATGCCAAACATTTCGTATTCGGGGTAGAGGCCATATACGCATGACATTTACAGGCACGTTACTCCCGTTTCAACCAGAAGCCGTTGAAGCTATGACTCGGCGGGGAAAGATGCTGGTTGCTTATGACTTAGGGCTGGGAAAGACAGTCCTTACAATTGCTGCGCTAGAACAGCTAATGGATAGCGGTTCCGTACGTGAGCCAGGAATTATAATCTGTCTTTCCAGCCTTAAATATCAATGGGCAGAACAGATAAGGAAGTTTACCGATGGATCTTCAAACCCTTTGGTCATTGATGGAACGCCAAAGCAAAGAGCAGAGCAGTATGCGGAAGCCATCGACTGGGGTCATTCGTTGGTGGATTACGTCATTCTTAACTACGAGCAAGTTGTTAACGACTGGGAGTATGTACGACAACTCCCTACAGGATTCATTGTCTGTGACGAAGCAACCGCAATTAAAAGCTTTAGATCAAAACGATCTAAATACATAAAGAAATTAAGTAGCGATTATAAGTTTGCCCTTACAGGTACCCCAGTAGAAAATGGAAAGCCTGAAGAGCTGTATAGCATAATGCAGTTTGTAGACAAAAGTGTTCTAGGTCGTTTTGATTTATTTGACCAAACATTTATTGTTAGAAATAGGTTTGGTGGCGTAGAGAGATACAGAAATCTTCCCGTACTTAACAAAACTCTTATGGAAGCTTGCGTACGTAAACGTCAAAGCGATCCTGATGTAGCCCCCTTCTTGCCAGAAACTATTAATGCCGAACCTATCCTTGTAGCTTTTGATTCAGCCGGTAAGAAGCTATATCAGTCTATAGTTTATGAACTATTAAATGATTTAGAAGAGGCTTTAGACTCCTACGGTGCATCATTTGATATTTTTGCACACTATGGTCAGGGAGAAAACTTTGATGGTGCCGACGCTATGCGTGGTAAAATTATGTCTAAACTTACTGCACTTAGAATGCTTTGCGACCACCCAGATCTACTTAGAAAGTCTGCCAAATCCTCTGCGTATGCTGAAGAGCTAAAGAACAGCGGTCGTCTAGATTCAGTGACTAAGTCGCCAAAATTATCTGCTTTAAAAGAATACGTTAATAACTTTTTATCAGAGTACGAAGGCAACAAAGTTGTTATTTTTACCAGCTATGTGCACATGGTAAATTTAATACGCGATGAGTTTATAATGGATTGGGCTAGTGCACCGTATACAGGAGAAATGAATGCTAAACAAAAAGAAGAAGCAAAAGTTAAGTTTCAAACAGATCCTGAAGTTAGGATCCTTGTCAGCTCTGATGCTGGGGGTTATGGTGTGGATCTACCTCAAGCTAATCTTCTTATTAACTACGATCTTCCGTGGAATGCCGGACTCGCACTTCAACGTAATGGACGAATCCGAAGAGCATCCAGCGAATGGGGATCTATAGTCATACAGGATTTACTAATGGAGGGGTCGGTAGAAGAACGACAGCATGCAATGCTAGATCAAAAATTAGCAGTAGCTGGCGCTGTTGTAGATGGAGAGGGTATAGATTCACAGGGCGGAATTAAGTTGACTGTGGGTTCACTTAGGGGGTTCTTACAAAATGTTTCCCTGTAACATATTACTATGCCTAATTCGCCTAAGACTCCGACGCGTACTATACGTGTCTCTAATGAGCTTTGGGCTGCTGTAAAAGAAAAAGCAGCTATTGAGGGAACGACCGTAACTCAGGTTATTATCGAAGCCCTCAAAAAATACATAGCGGAATAATCTTTACGCTATAATTGTTACACACCTAGACCCGCCGAACGGGGGTCTTTAACTAGTCTCGTCTAAGGAGAGAACTATGTACCCAACCCCAAATGGAAAAGACTGGCGCCCAAAAGATTGGGAAACGCCAAGATCAAAACTACCGGCATCTATGCCACCAACCCTCTCAACCCTTTTCCCCAACATTAATCGTTGGGCAATTGGCTTTGATCCCCTGTTTGAAACTTTAAAGGAGATCAGTAAAGAGGTAAAAACCACTACCTATCCTCCCTATAACCTTTATAAACAGGGGGAAACCTACACTCTAGAGTTAGCTGTGGCAGGCTTCACAAAAGAAGATTTGCAACTTACCGTAAAAGAGAATATTCTTACGGTGTCTGGAGAAAAAACCTCTGAGCCAGAAGCTGCGGTTTACCGCGGAATCGCAGCCAGAGATTTTGAACAGGACTTTGTA